AATTATTTTGCATTTGATAGAAATAATGGAAGAGATTATGTTAATTCATTTACTTTAAATTTTTCTTATCAAACAAATGCTATTTTTTATAACAATACAGAAGCTAGTGGCACAGGTGGTCAAGCTGGTTTTCTTTATACAGATAATGCAAGTGCTTATTTAGCATTTGAGAGTGAATTATAATTATGATTAATACAATTACAAAAAATTATTATCATGGAAGATTTGTAAGTTACACAATTACTTATGTAGATTCTAATATTATAAAATCAGTACCTTTAAGTGAAGACAACACAGACTACCAAGAAATTCAAAAGTGGATTGCTGATGGAAATACTGTTATAGATAACGGAGGAAATAATTAATGCCATATATCGGAAAAACCCCTCTTACCGGCGCCTATCAACTTTGTGACACAATCACAACTTCAGCAACAGCTACATATAATTTATTAGTTGGTGGCAGCGCAGTTATTCCAGGTGCCGCTCAAAATTGTATCGTATCTTTAAATGGTGTCGTTCAAGCTCCCGTTTCCGCGTACACAGTATCAGGATCAACGATTACATTTTCAAGTACATTATCCGCAACAGACGTTATAGATTTTATTTTAATTTTAGGAAATGTGTTTGATATTGGTAAACCGACAGATGGTAGTGTGACGAATGCAAGTGTTGCATCCAATGCAGCAATAGCACTATCTAAACTTGCAACAACTGGAACAATGACTTTTGCTTCAACAATAGGTGTTGGTGGTGCAACTCCAGCGGCATCGGGTGCAGGTATCACTTTTCCAGCTTCAGTTTCAGCTTCATCTGACGCAAATACTTTAGATGATTATGAAGAAGGGACTTTTACACCAGTTATTGCTGACGCATCAAGTGGTGGAAATACAGGGACATTTAGCGATCTTGGTGCATATTATATAAAAATTGGTAAACAGGTTACATTGCAAGTATATTTAAGTGCAATTAACACAACTGGAATGACTGGTGCTAATATTTTTTTTATTAGGAATTTACCCTTTACATCTTCTCAAACGGCAACAGGTAATTTTTATACATATCGAGTTGGCAGAGATGCTTCAACTGCAAGTTCTTGTGTTTTAATGAGTAGTGGAGCTACTTTTATGCAATTTAATTTTTTTACAACAAATAGTGCTACCACAGACAGAAATATGTTAGTTTCAAATATAGTATCTGGAACTTCAGAAATAATACTTACAATAACTTATACAGCTTAAAACTTATGGCACTAACAGAAAAAATAGAGATAGATAGAATAGAGATAGTTCAAGATTGGAATATCCAAGTTCGTCAAGCTACAACCATTGAAAGAGATGGAGAGTTTGTATCAAAGACATTTCATAGATGGGTATTAAATCCTGACAGCGATATAACGAATCAGGAACAAAAGGTTAAAGATATTTGCAATACCGCATGGACAGATGATGTTAAAGCAAGATATAATCAATTTAAAATTGAACAAGCTAATAGATTAAAATAATGCCAATTACAAAAGTAAATAGTTTAGGAATAACCAACCCCGTTGCCTTTTCTGCGGGCACAGCATCTTTACCTTCTATTACAACATCAGGAGACACAAACACAGGGGTATTTTTCCCATCTGCAGATACAATAGGATTTGCAGAAGGTGGTGCAGAACGTATGAGGATTACAAGTGATGGTAATCTTAATATTGGAAACTCAAGAAATCTTGGTGCTGTTCAATTATTAGCAGGAACAAATGGTGCTCCTTATGAAGGTATTGGAGTAAATAATGCACTTATAATGAGTAGAGGTAATGCTGCAGATGTTTATATTAAAAGTAATAGCAGTATTTCAGAAACTTATTTACTTTCAGCATTTTCTTCACAAGTCATTTTAGATAGTGGTGCTATTGTTTTTTCGACGGCACCTTCAGGAACGGCTGGTAATCCTATTTCATATTCAACAAGAATGACAATAAATGTTGGTGGTGATTTACTTCTTAATGGTTCAACTGCACAAAAAGCATCAGGCACAAGTTGGTCAAATCCTTCTGATACAAGATTAAAAGACAATAAACAAAATTATACAAAAGGTTTAACAGAACTTTTACAAATAAACGTTAAAACTTGGGAATGGAATGGTAAAGCTGGAACTACAGAAGGCACCACTGGTATTGGAGTTATTGCGGATGAAATAGAAGTATTATTACCAAATACAGTTGATACCTATAAAGCTAAATTAAATATTAATGATACAGAAGAAACAGATGTAAAAAGATTTGATGCAACTGAAATTACTTGGTTATTATTAAATTCTATTAAAGAACAACAAGCCATTATAGAACAACTTAAGACCAGATTAACAGCATTAGAGAGTAAGTAACACCTAGCATTTTTTAAAAAAGGTGGTAAAATAACACTATGCCACTAAAAAAGATACCCATTAAATCAGGTTTTAATAAACAAGACACCGCAACTGCTGCAGAAGGCCAGTGGATTGATGGAGATTTTGTACGCTTTCGCTATGGCTATCCTGAAAAAATAGGTGGCTGGACTCAAATATTAAGTAATAGACTTGCAGGTGCTGGTAGAGAAATTTTAACTTGGGCAGCCATTGATGGCAATCGTTATGCAGCCATTGGAACTAATAAATGTTTATTCATTTATTTTGATGGTGCATTTTATGATATTACTCCACTAGGCACAGCCCTTACATCTTGCACCCTAGCATCAACAACAGGATCTACAACCGTTACCGTTACAAAAAATAATCATGGATTATCTTTTGGAGATTATATTATATTTACCTCTCCTAGTTTAGCAGGTGGTGGTGTTACAACTTTTTCAAACGCTAATTTTACAACCAATGTATTTGAAGTTACCAGCGTTGTATCTGTAAATGCTTTTACCGTTACCATGCCTGTTGCAGAAGCAGGTACTGGTATGGCTGGAGGAGGCTCAACGATTACCACAACTCCTTATGTAACCATTGGCCCTGCATTTCAAACTATTGGCTATGGTTGGGGAACTGGCGTCTGGGGTTCTTATACTGGAGGTACTGGTTGGGGTTCATCTACAACAAATGCAATTACATCTTTAAGTCCTGGACTTTGGTCTTTTGATAATTTTGGACAGATATTAGTTGCAACCATTAGAAACGGTAAAACATTTTCATGGAATCCTGGTGCAGTAGATCCTCTTACAACTCGAGCAGTTGTTATTTCAAATGCTCCAACAAAATCTATTATGACCATTGTTTCAGATAGAGATAGACATTTATTTGCACTTGGAACAGAGACAACCATTGGAGATCCAACAACTCAAGATCCAATGTTTATAAGATTTTCAAATCAAGAAGATTTTAATACTTGGAACCCAACTGCAACCAATACAGCAGGAACCTTTAGACTGGATACAGGGAATTTTATTGTCGGCGCTATTCAAGGAAAAGATTATATTTTTGTACTAACCAATACTGCAGCTTATGTAATACAATTTGTTGGACCTCCGTTTGTATTTTCAGTTAGACAAGTTGGAACTAATTGTGGATGTATTGGACAAAATTCAATTATATTTGCTCAAGGCGCTATATACTGGATGGGTAATTCTGGTGGATTTTTTGCCTATGATGGAACCGTTAAACAGTTACCATCATTAGTTGAAGACTTTGTATTCACAACGGGTGGAGATAATTTAGGAATTAATTATGATTCAGGAGACATTGTTTATGGATCTCATAATAGTTTATTTAATGAAGTTTTATGGTTCTATCCAAAATCAGGTTCCGTTCAAACAGATAGAACTGTGGTATATAATTATTTAGAAAATACTTGGACAACTATGTCTTTAGAAAGAACATCTTATGCAGACTCTGATGTATTTGAATTACCTTATGCAACTGAATATGATTCTACTATGGTTCCAACTTTTCCAGTGATTAATGGTGTTACAAACTTAAATGGGGCATCTGTATTCTACGAACATGAAACAGGGGTTAATGATGTAAGTTTAGGTGTAAGTGGAACACAAACAATTACTGCTATTCCAGCATTTATTAAATCTGGTGATTTTGATTTAGATGTAGAAGGAGATGGTCAGTTTTTAATGAAGATAAATAGATTTATACCAGACTTTAAAATACTTAACGGAAATGCTAAAGTAACATTATTGTTAAGAGATTATCCATCTCAAACACAAAATAGCCAGATGTTAGGACCGTATACGGTAACTTCATCTACAACAAAAATAGATACAAGAGCAAGGAATAGATTGATGAGTATTAAAATTGAAAATGAATCCATAAATGAAAATTGGAGATATGGATTATTTAGAGTAGATATTCAAAGTGATGGAAGACGCTAGTAAAATGAATAAAAGAAATA